AAGCCCCGTCTCCTCGGCCAGCTCGGCGCAGGTGCGCGTGCCGTCCATCATCAGCTTGCACATCAGACAGAACGCCAGCGCGTTGACCTTGACCCTTTTGGACTTGCGGCGTACGGATGTATCAACGGTCATGCTTGTCCCCTTGCTCGGATGGCGACTGCAATAACGTCCGGCGTGTCGTTTTTGCAGGTGCTGTGCCGATCAGCCACCTTTGCACACGCCTCACGCTCGGCAGCAAGCAACCGTTCAATCTGCTCAACACTGAACAGGTACTCCACATCGCAGTTTTTGTTTTGCTGCGCTCTTGCTCCTGCGTCAAGCGCCATGCGGATGATGTCTTCTCTGTTCATAATCCCACCTGTTTCAATGCTGCTTGCAACCCCGCCAATCCACCGACGCGCTGGCCATCAATGAAGATCTGCGGGAGCTGTCGAGCGCCGGGATACTGCGCCGCAAGATAGTTGATGCCCTCTTCAGTGGCTACGATTTCCTCGTACTCCAGCCCCTTGGACTTCAGCAGTTGCTTGGCTGCCACGCAGTTGGGGCAGTTTGATTTGGTGTAGATGGTGATGTTCATGCGTTCTTCTCCCGCAGTTTGGCTTCAGTACGTTTCATTAATTCCCAATCTGAATCTGTACTTTCCCAAAGCTCGTTCTCTTCCTTTTCGGTCAGCCCCACCCACGGCTTGCTTGCTGGTGGGGATGGCTCAACAATGCGGCCCTGCGGATACACATCACCGTATTCGCCGGATAGCATCTTTTCAGCCGTGGCTTTTGCCATGTTGTCAGTCTTAACCCAACGACCTGACTCCATCGTGTCCTGCAACCAGTATTCAATCGCCACCGGCTCCTGCTGCTGTGCTGACTTGATGTTGGCGGGGTCGTCGTAGCACAGCGGGCACTTGAACTCGTGCGATCGCTCGGCCCATTGTGGGTTGTCCTTCAGCTTTTTGTCGGCACATGCATTTATGTCCATTTAATAATCTCCAAACAAGTCAATTAGCGCCCATGCAAAGAGCGCAAACAGAGCGGAATAAAAAAGAATGCTCACAGAAACCCTCCCAATTTCAATATTGTGTAGACGTACCCGACAAGCGCAATCACTGCCGCGATGCCAAGGCCGATAAGTATTCCAGTTAGCATTTCTTCTCCTCAGTGTGGTTACCCCACCCGCCGTCGCCGTTGCGCCAGCCGATCTCAAAGTTGAGCCAGCCGATGCCGATCCAGAGTTCATCACGAACCCCAACGGCAAGGTAAGGCCAGACCACAAAGTGGGGTTGGTCTGTTTCAAAGTAGATCATGCGTTCTTCTCCCGCAGCTTGGCTTCTACATCTGACTTGAGTGGCCTCCAAAGAACCACGCCGTATCTGTCAGCAAGCTCTTCCCATTCCTCATCCGTCAGCGGCTTGCTTGCTGGTGGGGATGTGTAGAGAGGAACAAGCATTCGCGTTGGCTCGGGGTACGCATGGTTCAGGCGATTGAACTCCATATCAGCTTCGTCTTTTTTCATAAAGACAAGCACAGGCCCATGCGTCCAGACCATCCACGCAACAGGCTCATGCTGCTGTGCTGGCTGCTCAAGTGCTTCGCGGATGGCTTCATTGACAGCATCGCGGGCCATCATCACCTTGACGAAAACATCATTGTTCACATGGCCTGACGCTGCGATCAACGCCTCCAGCGCCAAATTCAGTGCTTCTCTTTCCTTGCTCATTCCAGCCCCTTGATGTAGGCCGTCAGCCGCTTGATTTGCTGCTCACGAAACTTGCACATAGAGTCGGCGTACTCGCGGCTGGTCTGGGCGGCCAGCAAACGGCGCTTGGCCTCCTCGAGCTCACGCAGCGCGAGCACCTCGGCGCTAGGCGTCGCCCACAGTTTCTTCAGTTGTTCTATCATTTGGTTGCCTCTTTCAAAAGTTCAGCCCTCTCGCGGGCCACTCGCAGTGTGTTGTAGCGCTGGTGCAGGCGTTCGAGCACCGTCACACGCTTGGCGCCAGCTCGCTCGGCGTTGAGCAGCTCCAGCACCTCGGCCTCGGTCTTGAGCGCCAGGTTACTGTTTAGTTTTCGCCATGAAAGCATCAATCTTCTCCTCTAGTTGCATGATCTCTTGGATCGTCTTGGCCAAGCTGCGCTGGGCCGCGTTGTACTGGCGCTTCTTGTGGTTCAGCTCGGACCGCGCCGCCTTGAGCTTGGCCCTCCACTGGTCGATTCGTTTCATTTCAGCGCCTCCAAAGCAATATCTGACACGGTGCGCTTATCTTGCAGCGCACCCCAAATCTTCTCGTCCACGGTTTTCTCGGCCATCAAGATATACACCCACACAGGGTGTGTTTGGCCTGAGCGGTGCAGACGACCAACGGTCTGTTCGTACAGCTCCAGACTCCACGGCAGCGACAGAAACACCATGTGACAGCCTCCGTGCTGGAGGTTGAGTCCGTGGCCGGCTGACTTTGGGTGTATGGCCAGCAACTGGACACGCCCCGCGTTCCACTCACTGATGGCTGTGGGGTCGTCGAGGGTGACGACATCAAAGCGTCGTTTGAGCTCGGCAAGCTCTTCCTGATAGTTGTACACAAGGATAGTGTTTGCATGTTGGTTCTCGTCAAGTAAATCTTCCAAGGCGTCAAACTTGTGCGTGCTGAACCACACAGGCTCTGGCGTGTAGACAAACCCTCCAGCCATCTGCTGGAGCTTTTGCGTCACAACAGCCGCGTTGATGGCCACGGCTGCCTGATCGCCGAACTGCACCACGAAGTCTTTCTTCATGGTGTTGTACTCGGTCATGTCCATCTTTGCGCGCAGCTCGACCGTGTGGCATGGCGGCAGCTTGTCCTTGTACTCACCTGGCTCCAGCACGAACGTGGCTGGCTTGATCTTCTTCATCACCAGCGCCAGCGACTCAGGGCGCGGCTCCCAGTCGTTGAACTCTTGGTTGCGCAGCCAGAAGTACTGCTGCATGAACGCGCCCTTGCTGCGGCCCAGCAGCGACTGGTCCACGATCTTGCACTGGCCGAACACGTCCTCCAAGCCGTTGCTGGTGAACGAGCCAGTCAGGCCCCAGCGCGTCTGCACCCGGTCGATGACCTTGGCCAACGCTTTAAAGCGCGCGCCGGACGGGTTCTTGAGCTTGGTCAGCTCGTCGAACACGATGCCGTCGAACAGCAGCTCCTGCTCGGCCAACCATTGGATGTTGTCGTAGTTGGTCACGACCACGTCCGCCAAGCTGTGCAGGGCGGTCAGACGCTGGGTAGGCGTGCCCACGGCCACCGTCACGATCAGCTTGGGCGCCCACTTCGGCGCCTCTACTGGCCAGACGTCGGTGCAGACACGCTTAGGGGCCAGCACCAGCCAGCGCCCGACGTGGCCGTGCTTGACCATGTCAGCCATGGCCGTGAGCGTGATGGCTGTCTTGCCCGCGCCCACCGGCGCCAAAATCATGGCGCGGTCGTGCTCGAACAGGAAGTCAGCAGCCTGCTCTTGGTAGTCACGCAGCTTCACGCTTAGTCTCCAGCTCGATCAGCAGCTCGATGTAGTGCTTGGCCTTCTCCAAATCGGCGATGCCGTTCTTCTTGCGCCAGCGGCTGACGTACTTGACCACGTTGCCCTCAAAGTAGCCCATCGCGTTGGCGTGGATGTACTCCGCTGGCTGGATGGGCAGGTCTTTGTAGTGGTCACCGTCCACTTGTCTGTTTAATGAACTCATCAATTTGCTCCTTGTTCCATAGACACACATACTTCTGATTCATCCGCTCCATGTCGGCAGCGAATACTTTTTGCAAAGGCGACAACCTGCCGCCTTCGGTCTTGAGCTCCACGAACCAGGTCTGGCCGTTGGGCAGACAGACAATGCGGTCAGACACGCCTTTGTGCGCGGGGCTGGTGAACTTGTACGCCATACCGCCCAGCTCTTTGACGCGCTTGACGAGGTAGGCTTCGACTTGTTTTTCTAACATGGGCTGAATGCTATCACGAAAAAAGTTGTTGTGCAAAAGTTTTTTACGTGTATGATGGAGGCTCAACTTTTACAGGAGAGTCAAATGAGCAACAACACAGGCGGGCCAGCGTTTCCTCATGGAAAGGCTTCTTATGCAGTCATGACCCTGCGCGACTACTTTGCGGCCAATGCCCGCGAGGAGGACATTCAATTTTGGATGCCTAAGGGTTTTAACGAAATTCAAATTCGCACAGCTCCAGATGGCACAAAATATGAACTTTGGGTTGCTGCAACTTGGACTCGTGAGCAAGCTAAATACCGCTATGCAGATTCAATGTTGAAAGCGAGGGAAGCGTAATGCTGCACAGTAACATCGTCGGCGGTAGCACCGCCAAGCGCGTCATCAACTGCCCTGGCAGTGTGGCGCTCGTCAACAAGATGCCGCCCAAGCCGTCGAGCGAACACGCCGACCGAGGCACGCTCTTGCACAACGCCATCAGCGAAATCCTCGAAGGCCGTCCCGACGTGATCGGTTCGCGCTACGAAGAGCAGACGCTGACCCAAGAACTTTTCGACGAGAAGATCGTCCCAGCACTGAAAGCATTAGATGAAGTTGACCCAACTCAAAACATGGTTTACGAGGTTGAGACACGTGTTGGCTTTGGTGATCTCTTACCTGGTGTTTTTGGGAGCACTGACCTTATTGGTCGGGTTGGTGATCGTGCCGTTGTACTTGATTGGAAATTTGGCGATGGTGTTGTCGTGGATGCTGAGGAAAATCCTCAACTGATGTTCTATGCTGCTGCTGCCATGCGCACCGAGTCCGCTAAGTGGGCGTTCGATGGCGCCAAAGAGCTGGAGCTCATTATCGTGCAGCCGCCCGTCATCCGTCGCTGGACGACCACGTTTGAGCGCATCGCGCAGTTTGAGCAGGAGCTGGTTGCGGCTGTCAAGGCCGCGCAAAAGCCTGATGCTAAACTGCAACACGGCGACCACTGCCGCTGGTGCGCGGGCAAGCCCATCTGCCCTAAGATGACTGGCGCAGTGGACCGCGCACTGCAAGTGCAAATCAAAGAAATAGACGTTGACACTTTGGGTAAATACCTGAAGAATGCAGACCTCTTGGAAGACTGGATCAAAGACCTGCGTGCGCTGGCCTTCCAGCTTCTGGACAAAGCAGTGCCTGTGCCTGGCTACAAGCTGGTGCAAAAACAGGCGCGGCGTCAATGGGTCGATGAGGCCAAGGCCGAGCGTGTGCTTGCGGGCATGGGCATCGAGCCGATGAAACAAGAGTTGATTTCTCCAGTGCAAGCGGAGAAGGAACTCAAAAAGAGCAAGCTGGCGCTGCCTGACGATCTCGTCAAGTCGGTGTCATCTGGCACAACACTGGCAAGCGAGGATGACCCTCGCCCAGCAGTGTTGCAAATCGGGCAGCAGTTAACTGCTGCTCTTTCTAAACTTCAGTAAGGTAACTACCATGCAATTGACTACATTCTCTTCGGCAAACCTGCCAGCCGTCTCCACTCTGTCTACCGCTCTGCGTGCTTTGGAAAAAGACGTGGGCCCAGCCGGTGTCGTGATCCTGAAAATGGACAAGACTGGCCACTGGGTCTTCGGCGCTGACCAAACCGAAGTCGAGGAGGACTCTCTGTGGGCCATCAACCCCTACTCTTTCGTTCACGGCTTTATTGCTTGGGGTGACGGTGAAGTGCTTGGTGAGAAGATGGCGTCCGTGACGCAACCCCTGCCTGAGCTTGACGCTGCGCCAGCAGCAGCCAAGCGCGGATGGGAGATGCAGATCGGCATGTCTCTGAAGTGCCAGAACGGCGAAGACAAGGACATGGAAGCGCGTTTCACCACCACTTCGGTTGGTGGTAAAAAAGCGGTTCAAGCTCTTGGCGTTGCCATCGCTACTCAGGTCGAGAAAGACCCGAGCAAGCCTGTCGCTATCGTGCGCCTGAAGAAGGAGCACTACCAGCACAAGTCGTACGGTCGCATCTACACCCCGGTCTTTGAGATCGTGGAGTGGGTCGGCATGGACGGCGAGTCTGTTGCCGAGCCGGAAGTCGAAGAAGAGGCCGCGCCAGCCACTGGCCGTCGTCGTCGCTCTGTCTAAGTGAATAGGGGCTGCCCGCAAGGTCGGCCCCGCCTATAAAGTAAAGTACAGTATGAAACACATTGTTGGGTTGAGCGGTGGCAAGGACTCCACCGCGCTGGCGTTGCGGTTGGCCGAAGTCGAGCCGCGTGATTACGAGTACATCTGCAACGAGACGGGCAATGAGCTGCCTGAGATGCTCGACCATTGGAAACGCTTGGAAGATATGCTGGGCAAGCCCATCATTCGTGTGCGTTACAAAGATGATTTGGAAGGCACTATCCAGCAAATGAACATGCTGCCCAGCGTGTTTGCGCGGTGGTGCACCCGTGTGCTCAAGATCGAGCCGACCATTGAATACATGAAACAACTGCCTGAAGGCTCGACGCTGTACGTTGGCTTGCGCGCCGATGAAGAAGCGCGCCGTGGGCTGTACGGCGAAGACATAGCAATCCGATTCCCTATGCGTGAGTGGGGCTGGAAAGAAGCCGACGTGTGGTCGTACCTTGACCAGCGTGGTGTGGCCATCCCCGCCCGTACCGATTGCGCTTGGTGCCCATACCAGCGTTTGGGTGAATGGCGTGATCTGTACAACAAATACCCTGTGATCTGGGCGCAAGGCGTTGCGTTGGAAAAGCAAATTGGCGCAACGTTCCGCAGCCCTGGCCGCGACACATGGCCAGCCGATCTGGAGTCGCTGGGCCAAGAGTTCGCCAGCGGGCGCAAACTGCGCGAATACAAGCGCGGCACAACTTGCAGGGTGTGCTCGTTATGAGCATCCTTTGGATCGACTTTGAGACGCGCAGCCGCTGCGATCTCACAAGCAAAGGTGTCTACAACTACGCGCAGGACATGAGCACCGAAGTGCTGTGCATGTCCTACGCCTTTGACGATGAGGATGTCCAGACATGGACGCCTTATTTCCCCGGCGGTACGCCAAGGCCATTCCCCGAATTAGTTCGCCATCATATGGGCCAGATCCGGGCCCACAACGCCGCCTTTGAGCGTCTGATCTTCTGGTACGTGTTGCAGGTCAACTTCAAGCTCGAGCAGTTTTACTGCACCGCCGCGCAGGCTCGCTCCAACTGCGCGCCAGGCTCGCTTGAAGACGTGGGCCGGTTTGCTGGCGCGTCGATGAAGAAAGACCATCGAGGTGCCCAATTAATTCGACTTTTGAGCATACCGAAGGCCGATGGATCATTTAACGAGAATTCTGATCTTATGGCCGAGATGGTGGCCTACTGCGAGCAGGACGTCCGCGCCATGCGTGCCGTCTCCAAGGCCATGCGCGACATGACCGCTGACGAGCTGGCCGACTACCACGTCAACGAGCGCATCAACGACCGTGGCCTGCTGGTGGACGTGCCGCTGTGCCATGCCGCCATCAAATACGCCGATGCTGAGATGCAAGAAATCCAGCAGATCGTCGCCGAGGTGACCGAGGGCCAGATCACCAGCGTGCGTTCGCCCAAGATGCGTGAGTGGGTGCTGGAACGTGTCGGGCCACAGGCCAAGGCGCTGATGTGGAACGGCGAGAAATATTCGATTGACAAGACTGTGCGGGCCAACCTGCTCGCCATGGAGAATCCCGATGAGATACCGCCCGCTGTCGCCGAGGTTATACAGTGCGCCGATGACCTCTGGGCGTCGTCAGTTGCGAAGTTCAGCCGCCTTGCATCGCTTGCGGACGAAGAAGATCACCGAGTTAGAGGTGCCTTTGTTTTTGCTGGAGGCAGTGCAACAGGGCGAGCTTCCTCGTACGGTGCTCAGGTCCATAATCTCCCGCGTAAAAGCGCTCAAGACCCCGACGCCGTCCGCACAGCAATGGTTCGAGGCCATGAGATCGTGCCTCGCTTCGAAAAACGCATTACTGATGTCCTGAAGAAGATGCTGCGCCCGGCCATCGTGGCCGCGCCTGGTCATGTGCTGATCGCCTACGACTGGTCGGCCATCGAGGGGCGCGTGCACCCATGGCTGTCCAACTGCAAGTCAGGTGAAGAGAAGCTCGACATCTTCCGCTCGGGCCTTGACCCCTACAAAGTCAATGCCTCCGCTACCTTTCGCGTCGCTTACGATGACGTGACGGGCGACCAGCGTCAGATCGGCAAGGTGCAGGAGCTGGCGCTGGGCTTTCTTGGCGGCGCAGGCGCGTTCGAGGTGTTTGGTAAGGCCTACGGCCTGCACCTGAGCGCCTCTGAGGTGCAGCGGGCCGTGGACGGCTGGCGCAGGGCCAACCCTTGGGCCATGCACCATGGCCAAGTGCTGGAGCAGGCGTATCTGCGTGCGATGCGCCACCCCAACAGAGAATTTGCAGCCGGACGCATTGTGTACTTGTTCGACGGGCAAACGCTCTGGTATGCTCTGCCCTCTGGCCGGGTGTTGTGTTACCCCAATGCCAAATTCGATGAAGAAGGCAACGTGACATACACCAAAGCAGCATGGAAGCCAGCCGCCGACGCTAAGGAGTGGCCTCGCGCCCGTCTGTGGCGCGGTCTGGCTTGCGAAAACGTGGTTCAGGCCACGGCTCATGACCTGCTGCGCCACTCACTGCGACAGCTCGACAACGTGGTCGCCCACGTCCATGACGAGATCGTCGTCGAATGCCCAGCCGATCAGGCTGACGCTGTTTCCAAAATGATGTTCGATGTGATGTGTACGCCGCCCGCTTGGGCTGCGGGCCTGCCTTTGAACGCCGAGGGCGCGGTGACCACCCGGTATTCGTAATAAAAAAGCCCCCGTGGATTAGACGGGGGCTTGAACCAACAACCCCAACAAGGAGAGCAAGATGGAGTTCCTCGAATTTATCACAAAACTGGCACCAGAGGGTGAGACCGCGCTGATTGTGCGGCAAAAGCCCCAGCTCAAGGACGGCGAGTTCCAGTTCCATGCCGATGGTGCGATCAAGGCCACATGGCCCGCCATGCTGCCCACGGCCAAGATCAAACCCGACTGGGCAGTTTACGGCAATACCGCTTCGTTCATTATCGACCGCTTCAAGGATGGCCACCCGTCCGCTAGCGCCGCCAACTGCGAGTACGTGCTTGTGCTGGTGCTGGACGATGTGGGCACGAAAGCCAAGGTGCCCCCGCTTGAGCCGACTTGGAAGATGGAGACCAGCGAGGGCTCGTTCCAATGGGGCTACGCCTTCAGCGAACAGCCCACGAAAGCCGAGTTCACCGCCGCCATCAAGGCCATCGCCGATGCAGGCTACACCGACCCCGGCGCGATCAACGCCGTGCGCAACTTCCGTCTACCCGGCTCGATCAACCTCAAGCCTGGCCGCGATAACTTTGCGTCTGTCCTGCGTGAGTTCCACCCCTCCCGTGATTTCACGCTGCCAGAGATCTGCGAGGCGCTGGGTGTCGTGCCGGGCGATGTGGCCGATGTGCACCGCCCGATCCGTATCAGTGACGATGGCACGGATGACGTGATGGTGTGGCTTTCTGACAACGGTCTGCTGCTGTCGAGGCCCAATCAAGAGGGCTGGGCTGGCGTGATCTGCCCCAACAGCGCCGAGCACAGCGATGGCAACCCCGAGGGCCGTTATATGCCCGCCAACCGGGCTTATTGCTGCCTGCACAGCCATTGCATCGACCTTGATTCGTCCATGTTCCTCAAGTGGGTGGCAGACAACGGCGGTCCCGTCCACACGCCTGGTCTGCGTGAAGAGCTGCTGTCGCAAGCGATGGAATCCGCCCTTCGTAAGCTCCAGCCGACCGCCGAATACCCCGATGTGGCGGCTAGCGTGGTGGCCGAGGTGGAACGTAAGCAGCTGGACAGAGTCGAGAAAGACGGCTGGTGGGAGCGGTTTGCGTACATCCAAGACGATGACGCTTATTTTGATATGCAAGACCGCCGCGAGATCAGCCGTGGCACGTTCAACGCCTTGTTCCGGCACATCGACTGCAAGAGCATCAACAACGCCAAGCGCAAGATCGAGGCATCGGTCTGTTTTGATGAGAACCGCCAAGCCAAGGGCGCTAAGACGCTCGTCGGCGTGACGTACGCGCCTGGTGAGACGATCCTTTGCGCCCGTGACGGGCTTGTGTACGGCAACCGCTGGCGCGATGCTCGCCCAGCCGCTGCTATTGGTAACGTCAAGCCTTGGCTCGACCACGTGGAGCGCATGATCCCCGATCAGGCCGAGCGGGAACACGTGCTCAACGTCATGGCGTACAAGGTGCAGCACCCCGAACACAAGATCAACCACGCCGTGCTGCATGGTGGCAACCCTGGCAGTGGCAAAGATACGATGTGGGCGCCGTTCTTCTGGGCTGTCGGCGGTGATTCGCTGGCGAACGTGAAAAAGCTCGACAACAAGGAGCTGTCCACGCCTTGGGGCTACCACCTTGAATGCGAGGTGTTGATCATCAACGAGCTGCGCCAGCCAGAGGCCAGCGACCGCCGCGCTTTGGAGAACAGCCTTAAGCCCGTGATCGCCGCGCCTCCTGAGTTCTTGACCATCCAGCGCAAGGGTCTGGCCCCCTATGAAGCTGTCAACCGTCTGCAAGTGGTGGCGTTCTCGAATGAGCGCATGGCGATTACCATCCCCTCCAATGACCGCCGCTGGTTTGTCATCTGGTCAGATTCCAATCGCATGGACGACGATGCATCTTCGCGTCTGTGGGCTTGGTACAAGTCCGGCGGCATGGCGGCTGTCGCTGCTTGGCTGCACCAGCGTGACGTGGCAGCGTTCAACCCTGGCGCGGCCCCTATGATGACCGAGGCCAAGGCGATCATGATCGAGTCAGGCATGAGCGGCGCTGAGTCGTTCTTGGTAGAGCTTATGCGCTCACGCATGGGCGAGTTCTCGTCCGGCGTGCTGGGTGGCCCTTGGCAGTCGGTTTGTGACCGTTTGACGGGTATGGCTCCTCCTGGTATGAAAATCCCCGTGGCGGCCCTCCTTCATGCGTTCCGTGAGGCTGGCTGGGTGGACATGGGTTTGCTCAAGTCGCGGGCCAACACCACCAAAAAGCACGTGTATTGCGCGCCTGATATGGTCAACCTTGGTAAATCGGCGTTGCGCGATCTTGTGCAGGGGCCGGAGCCCAAGCAGGTGATGCGTCTGGTGAAATGAAAAGGGCCCCGTTAGGGGCCTTTTTTATAAATTAAGCAGTGACGCTAGCAGCGCCGCGATGATGAGGGCCAGCAGGGCTACCATGGGGCCTCCTCTGCGTCTGGCGCGGTCGGTGGTGGCTTGCGTTTGTCGATTGGTATCGGTTCTTTGGGGAAGGGCCACCGCGCGGCGTGTGCCGTGCGCATATGCTGAAGCGCATAAGCAATCGTCGGGTGCGTGTTGGGCTCTAGATCAAGTTCGTCGCGCCAGCTTTCGGTGTTCATACTTGTTCCCCTGTTGCTTTGGCGATGGTGACGCGGGCTTTGTCTGTGTTCCATCCCATTGCCTCGGCTCCATCCATAAAACCTTTCAACGCCTCCAACAGATCAGGCGCGGCGGCAATCAGGCGAGCGTTGGCTTCATGGTTGGGCATCGAAATCATCGCCACTTTTTTGGTCGCATATCCGGGCTGATTCGGCGCTTCAATTTCAATGTAGGCGTTTGTACGCGCAACAGCTGCCCACGGCCCCGGTGTGTGCTTGCTCATGTTCGTGCCTCCTTGCGTCCTTGTTCGATCAGTTGGCGGGCATAGGTTTGATCCTCGGGCCGTTCGCTTGAGAGCATGGCCCGGAGTTTGTAGGCGATAGCGCGTGCTGATTCCGTGCTGTTGGCGCGTTCATAGCGGGCGCCCTCGTTGATGTAGTCTGCTTCAGTGTGGTTCATTAACTGCGCTCCTTGTCCAGTTCCATGTTCAGCAGGTCTATTGTGCGCCGCGCCTCTATGAGTTCGGCCTCCAGGTCGGCGATGCGCTTAAACAGCTCGGCGGCCTTCTCGAAGCCTTCGGCGTAGCATAGGCGCTCGGCCTCGTCTGCGGGTAGTTGCATAAAGTCGATCATTTTGCGGCCTCCAGTCCTGCCATGAATGCGTCCAGCAGCCCGGCCAGCTCGCGTTTAGGTATGTGGCCAATAGACAGCGGCGAGGTGACGCCGCCGCCTTCGTTGTACATACGGTGCAAGCACACGCCGCCGTAAGCGTGACTCAAGTGGTAGTTGCCGATCTGGGCCTTGCCGTCAGCGTATGGCGTGGCGGGTGAGCCCGTCATCTTGTTCAGGCGGTCGATCTTGGCTTGCAGGTGTTTGTCGGTGATGCGTTGCATGATTGGTGCTCCTCAAGGTTTCATTACAAAGGCAAAGTACAGAACGAAGGGCAAGGCGATAAGCCCCGCGAATGTCAGCGCGGCGCAGAGCTCGCTGAGCTTGGACAGCTTGCGCTTGATCGGTTGCGGGTGCATATCAATATATGTCAGTTGGTGCTTGGTCATGGTTTGCTTCCTTTCAGTTATGCCGCCATACGCGCACGCCTTCAGGCAATGAGCGCACAGTGATTTCCCAGCCGTAATATTCAGCGATTCGATACGCCGCTTTGCGGGCTCTCCGCCTAGCGGTAGAGTCGGTGCATGGATACGACACCGATTCGCCTGGCGACAAACGGCTGAACGGGTATTGAGCCGCCCCGCCGCGCGCTGGCGCGGGGATTGGTACGTCAGTTTCAAATAGCATGATTGATCCTTGATTAGTTGAGGGAACTGTCACTATAACCTACAAACCCACAATGTACACAATGACCCTGTGGGTTAGTAGGTGTTCACATAAGCAAAGCGCGGCAAAGCGCGTCAGCTTCCTGGGTGTCGATCGCTGTCTTGATCGCGTCAACCCAATCGGCGTATTTAGCATGGTCGGGCCGCAAATTAACGCCGCCAGCTTTGCGGGTTGATTGAATGATCAGCCCAGCGATCGGGTGAAGATGCGCGGTGTAATAACGGGATGCGTGAAGTGTTTGCATGATGTTGACTCCTGTGGGTTATTGATGGGTCTACTGTAACAGATTCCTTTACGCTGTCAAGCGTTAAAGATGTAACAGTTTGTAACAGTGGGTCAAAGTGGGTTGAGCGTGGGTGATGGAATGGGGAAGACATCGCCCACGCTTGAGCCCGCACTGGATATAGCTTTGCGGGGTTTGTGGGTGATTGTGAGTAGTGTTTTGAAGCTACTCAAAAAAAATATCTGATGTATGTAAGTGCTGACTAACATAGGTTGTAGGGGCGCCGTATAGCCAGCGACATAAATTTGCTCGCTGGATGACCCACAAGTTCTAATTTGTTCTGTAAGTCATTGATTTTAAAGGCTTTTTTTGTGGGTCATCATGACCCACGTTCACTGGCGCAAAAACGTAAGTGCTTGATTTTAAAGGCTTTTTTTGTGGGTAGTTGGATATACAGTAATACCAGCTCAGTTTTAGGTAATGCTTTACGTTTACTAAACTGTGAGTCATTGTGAGTTATGCAAAAACCATGACTCACAATCACCCACAGAATTAAGTAAGTGCTCACTAACTAACCGTTCATGGCCAGGCTGCTGTGGGCAGTCACCATGACCCACAAAATCCGTGCAAGGGGGGAGGGGGTAGGGCCGGCGCAAAGGGCCTGTCGAAAACGGAGGGCTCGCAAAAACTTTTTTTTATTTGCAAAAACTGTAAACACACTCCTTACAGCAAACTGCCTACAATGCAACCACGCAAATAAACAGGCGGCTCGAACATGAGATCACTACCACTATCTATCCGAGAAGTGAAGGCCACGGAGGCCACGCTTCATCGCATCTATGACGCAGCCAAGCTGGGCCTCAAGGGCGACACGCTGGCGTTGGCTGCCGGAATGCTCCCAGTTGAATACAGACGGTTGTGCGAGCTGGACCCAGTCGCAGAGATGGCCGCGCAAAAGGGCAAAGCCGACGGCGAGCTTGAGATGTCCAAGGTCTTGCACGAAGCGGCGCTGAGTGGCGACGCTAAGTCGGCGCTGGAGATCTTGAAGCACCAACACGGCTGGGTCGCCAAGCAGGCCATCACAGTCGATGTCGAGCAGCGCATCTCCATCACAGGCGCGCTGGCTGCCGCTGAGCGCCGCGTCATTGATATGGGTACAATAGACGAAGCCCCGAATCGCGGTAACGAAACGGGGCTTCTAATCAACCACCGTGAAAAGGACGGCGATGACTACGCAAATTCTAACGCAGGAACGTCTGCGCTTTCTGCTCGATTACGACCCAGCGACGGGGCTGTTTCGTTGGCTACGCCCGACCAGTAACCGCGCCCGCGCAAACATGGTTTGCAACTGCCAAGACAAGCACGGCTATGTGGTTATTCGCATAGACCGCAAGCTATATAAAGCACATCAGCTTGCTTGGCTGTATACACATGGCACGTTTGCGCCCGAGCTAGACCACATAAATCGAATACGCAACGATAACCGCATAGCTAATTTGCGTGCTGCTTCTCGGTCAATGCAAATGCACAATGCAGGAATGCTGAAAAATAACACTTCCGGCGTTAAAGGCGTAAGCTACCATGCAGCGTCTAAAAAGTGGCATGCACGTATCTGGGTTGATGGTAAATGCCGTCACGTAGGATTTTTTGCCACGATTGAAGAAGCACAAAAGGAACGAAATGCAGTCTACGATCTACTCAGTTGACGATGAAATGGAATTGATGTCTAGGCTTTGGTCACCCAAAGTTAAAGACAATCTGCTGACATTTGTTTTGATGGCTTTTCCTTGGGGCCAGCCAGGTACACCACTGGAGCATTTCAACGGACCGCGTAAATGGCAGCGCGAGGTGCTGGCGGAATTGACGGAGCATATTGCGCACAACAAAGGCAAAGTTAATTTTGATACTTTTCGCATGGCCGTGTCGTCTGGGCGCGGTATCGGCAAGTCTGCTTTGGTCAGCTGGCTTGTGCTTTGGATGTTGACTACACGTATCGGCGGCTCTGTGATTGTTAGTGCGAACAGTGAAAGCCAGCTTCGGTCTGTTACTTGGGCCGAAATTACAAAATGGTGCGCCATGCTGATTAACAGTCATTGGTTTGAAATCAGCGCCACACGCGTTATGCCCGCCAAATGGCTTACTGAATTGGTTGAACGTGATCTGAAAAAAGGCACCCGCTATTGGGCGATTGAAGGCCGATTGTGGTCGGAAGAAAATCCGGACGCGTACGCCGGTTTGCACAATGCAGATGGGGTTATGCTGGTGCTAGATGAGAGCTCCGGCATCCCTGATGCTATTTGGTCCGTTGCGTCTGGCTTCTTTACGGAGAACACGCCCAACCGGTTCTGGATGGCGTTCTCCAACCCACGGCGCAACACGGGGTACTTCTACGAGACGTTCCACTCCAAGCGAGAGTTCTGGCGCACAAAGGTGGTGGACGCCCGTACAGTAGAAGGCACGGACAAGGCGGTGTACCAGCAGATCATCGACGAATACGGACCCGACTCCAGCCAGGCGCACGTGGAGGTGTACGGCGAGTTCCCGAACGCGGGGGACGACCAGTTCATCTCCGCGTCAGTCGTGGACGAGGCCATGCGCAGGCCCAAGTACAAGGACCTGTCCGCTCCAATAGTGATCGGGGTGGACCCAGCGCGGTTCGGAGCGGACGCGACGGTCATTGCGGTGCGGCAGGGCCGGGACATCGTGGCCATCAAGCGGCACAGGGGCGACGACACCATGACGGTGGTCGGGCACGTGATCGACGCCATTGAGGAGTACCAACCGGCAATGGTGGTGATCGACGAGGGGGGCCTCGGGGCTGGCATCGTGGACCGGCTCAAGGAGCAGCGCTACAAGGTCAAAGGGGTAAACTTTGGCAACAAGGCCAAGAACCCGATCATGTACGGCAACAAACGGGCGGAAATGTGGGGCGCCATGCGTGAATGGCTGAAAACAGCCTCGGTGCCACTTGACAGGTTCTTGAAAACCGATCTAATTTCGCCTATGATGAAGCCGGACTCCAAAGGCACGATCTTTTTGGAGTCCAAGAAGGACATGAAAGCACGGGGGCTGGCCTCGCCGGACGCCGCAGATGCGATCTGCGTGACGTTTGCGTTTCCTATTGCCCACCGTGAGGCACGCGCTGCTGCACCGCGTACCATGCACGCTGATCGAAGTGCGGTCGTTACATCTTGGATGGGGTCATAATATGCCGCTGAAAAAGTCGCCGAGCAAACCGGCGTTCCGCGAGAACGTCAAGGCTGAAGTCAAAGCGGGCAAACCCGTCAAGCAAGCCGTGGCCATCGCCTACGCTGTCAAACGTGAAGCAGAAAAGAAGAAGAAATGAGAGCCCTACAGAATTGTCTGATCATCGAGCGGGATGTTGAGAAACACGCTTTTCTGGAACTGCCGCCAGGCGAGAAAATGGAGACCGGCATCGTCGTATCCGCCGGGCCTGACTGCAAAGAGCTCAAAGTGGGCGACCACCTGTATTTTGGCGTTGGGCAAGAATTCACGTATGATCGCAAGGACTACGTCGTCATGCGTGAGCCCCACGTTTTAGGAGTCCTCAATGGCTGACCCAACCGGCATGGTCGCCGCAGCAAACGTAGCTGCTGGCGGCAAACCACCCAAATCTGCATCGGACATCCTGACCGTTGCCCGCGCCCGCCTCGACATGGCGGTATCGGCGCTGGCTGAGAGCCGCGAAGATGAGATTGACGACCTGCGCTTTTATGCAGGCTCCCCAGACAACCACTGGCAGTGGCCAGCCGACGTGCTGGCAACCCGAGGCGCGGTCCAAGGCCAGACCATCAACGCCCGGCCTACGCTGACCATCAACAAGCTACCCCAGCACGTGCGTCAAGTGACGAACGACATGCGGCAAAACCGCCCCGGCGCCAAAGTCATCCCTGTGGACGACAACGCGGACGTGGAAGTGGCGGAGATTTTCAACGGCATGATCCGCCACATCGAGTACATCTCGGATGCGGACGTGGCCTACGACACAGCGTGCGAGAACCAGGTGGCCTACGGCGAAGGCTACATCACGCTGTACACAGAATACTGCGACGCCAACACGTTCGATCAGGACATCAAGATCGGGCGCATCCGCAACTCGTTCTCGGTCTACATGGACCCGCTGATCCAAGACCCGACAGGCGCAGATGCCAAGTGGTGTTTCATCACGGAAGACCTGACCAAGGCCGAATACGAGCGTCAGTACCCGGACGCAGCGCCGATTTCGACGCTCCAGTCACTGGGTGTGGGCGATCAGTCGATCAGCAACTGGCTTAATGAGGATACGGTCCGCATTGCGGGCTACTACTACATCGATTACGACAAAGCCACGCTGAACCTGTACCCAGGAGGTCAGACTGCGTTCGAGGGCACGCCCGAGGACAAGCAGTTCCGCATGATCTACGGCAAGCCCAAGCGCAGCCGCGTGTCTGAGCAGCCCCGCGTGAAGTACTGCAAGATCAACGGCTACGAGATTCTTGAGGAAAAAGAGTGGGCGGGCAAGTGGATTCCTGTGGTCCGCGTGATCGGCAACGAATTTGAGGTCGATGGCCGTATTTACGTGTCGGGCTTGGTGCGCAACGCCAAAGACGCCCAGCGCATGTACAACTACTGGGTGTCCCAAGAGGCCGAAATGCTGGCTCTGGCGCCAAAAGCGCCGTTTATCGGCTACGGCGGCCAGTTTGAGGGCTACGAAGACAAGTGGAAGACGGCCAACACCAACAATTGGCCGTATCTGGAGGTCAATCCTGACGTCACAGACGGCTCTGGCAGCATTTTGCCGCTGCCCCAGCGCGCCCAGCCCCCAATGGCCTCGTCTGGCCTCCTGCAAGCCAAGGCAGGGGCCTCTGACGACATCAAAGCGACCACTGGCCAGTACGATGCAAGCCTCGGTATTGGTGGCAACGAGCGCTCTGGCAAGGCTATTTTGGCCCGTCAGCGCGAAGGCGACGTGGGTACGTACCACTACGGCGACAATTTGACCCGTGCAGTGCGCCATATCGCCCGTCAACTGGTCGATTTGATCCCGAAAATCTACGACACACAGCGTATTGCCCGAATCATCGGTGAAGACGGCGAAACCAAGATGGTCAAGATCAATCCCGAGCAAGAAGAGCCAGTGCGCAAGCTGGTGGACGAGCAGGGTATCGTGATCGAGAAGATTTACAACCCCGGCGTGGGCAAATACGACGTTGTGGCCACCACAGGCCCCGGCTACGCAACCAAACGCCAAGAAGCGCTCGAGGCCATGGCCCAACTGTTGCAAGGCAACCCACAATTGTGGGCTGTGGCCGGCGATTTGTTTGTCAAGAACATGGATTGGCCAGGTGCGCAGGAGATGGCCAAGCGTTTTGCCAAGACCATCGACCCGAAAATCCTGCAAGACGACGACAAATCGCCCGCTTTGCAGGCCGCCGAACAGCAAATTCAGGCCATGGGCGCGGAAATGGAAAACATGTACCGCATGCTCCAAAACGTGCAAAATTCCATGGAAGCACGCGATCTGGACATCAAGTCCTACGAGGCCCAAGTCAAGGCTTATCAGGCCGAAACCCAGCGTATTGCGGCCACACAGGCCAATATGTCACCCGAACAGATTCAAGACATCGTCATGGGTACCATTGCCGCGGCCATCGACACGGGCGGCCTGCCAGCAGGCCCAGCCCACATGGAGCTGCCAGTCGAGTCGCAAGAAGCGCCTGAAATGGTCCAAGAACCTGGAGAAATGCAATGAACGCGGCTGAATTTGTAGGCCAACTGTTCTTGGCGCGCGATGTGGCCCATTCCGTGCATCTGAACACCCGCTCATACGCCAAGCACAAGGCGCTCCAAGAGTTCTACGAGACCATCGTGGACCATGCAGACGCCTTTGCGGAAGCCTACCAAGGTCGGCACGGGCTGATTGGCCCGATCTCCCTGCATTCAGCCAAAAAGACGAACAACGTCATCGAATTCCTGCAAGGCCAACTTGCCGAGCTGGAAGCCGCCCGCTATGATGTGGTCAGCAAGAGCGATTCCTCGCTGCAACAGCTGATCGACAATATCGTCGAGCTGTACCTCAGCACGCTCTACAAACTGAGGTTTTTGGCATGACCGAATCGACATCGCAAACACAGTACGGCAAAAACGAGCCGTTTGATCTGCAAGTCTCGCGTGGGCAGATCCAAAACCACACTGCTGTGTTTCGGTCGGCCTATTCAACCGTCATTACGACGGGCCAAAACTATGCAGTGTGGAACCGCACAGCCAACTACACGTTTCCCGCTTCTGCGTCTGTAATGACAATCTCCAGCAGCGCTACTGGCGATGTCGGCCAGGTTGTGCTTGTAACGGGGCTTGATTCCAGCTACAACCAGATCCAAGAAACTTTGGTGCTCAACGGCCAAACTGCTGTGTCCAGTACCAAATCGTTTTTTCGTGTGAATGACATGTTGGTGCTCACGGACAGCCCCACAGGCAGTATCTATTTTGGTACGGGCACAGTGACAGCAGGTGTTCCGGCTAACGTGTATGGCTTCATTTATGCAGGTGACAACCAGCAGCTTGGCGGCTGGTACACCGTCCCTGCTGGCCACTCGCTGTACATCCAAGGCGGCAGCGTCAATTGTTCCTTGGCCAACCAAAACAAGCTGGTAACCATTAACTTCAGCACAACTGTTGGTGGTGTTCGGTACTCTGCGGCTAAAATTATCTCCAGCGGCGGTTTTCAGCATTACCCATACACGCCGCCTTTAGCAGCGCCAGAAAAATCTGACCTGCTTGATACGGCAACCACAACAGACGCATCGGTTTCCACTGTGACCGCCAATTTGAGCGGTATTTTGATCAAAAATTTAACGGGGTATTGACATGTCAAACTACGCCGCCATTTCGGCCACCACTCAAATTAAACCCGCCGCTGGCAAGATCAACGGCATTTTTGTGAGTGCGGCGTCCAGCACGCCCACAATCACGGTCTATGATTCGGCGGTTTCGAGCACTTCGGACCCTGTGGTTTTGGCGACTTTCACGCCAACGGCAAATACCAACCACAACTTTTTCCAAGGTCTGTACACCAACAAAGGCATCTATGTCGTGATTGGCGGTACGGTCAGCGCGACCATCAGTTACGAGTAAGGAGCTGCGATGGCAGACGTTAAAATTTCCCAACTGCCAGCAGCAACCACCCCGCTGGCGGGCACTGAAGAAGTGCCTCTGGTCCAAAGCGGAACGACTAAAAAAGCCACCGTTGATGACATTGCAGCAGCGGTTGATGTTGGCGTTACGTCGGTCACCGGCACAGCTCCTGTCGTGTCGTCTGGCGGCGCTACGCCTGCCATCAGTATGGCGGCTGCTAGCGGCTCGACCGATGGCTATTTGACCTCGGCTGACTGGACCACGTTCAACAGCAAAGGCTCTGGCACCGTGACTGCGGTCACCGGCATGTCGCCTATTGTGTCTTCGGGTGGTACAACACCTGCCATCAGCATTCCGGCAGCCAGCGGGTCTACCAGCGGCTACCTGACATCGACTGATTGGACCACGTTCAACAGCAAATACTCGACGGGCGGGGCCTTGGGTACGCCTTCCAGCGGCACGGCCACCAACCTGACTGGCCTACCCTTGTCCACTGGCGTAACAGGCATTTTGCCTGTGGCCAACGGCGGCAGCGGCACAGCTACACCCAGCTTAGTTGCGGGCAGCAACGTCACGATCACAGGCACTTGGCCCAACCAAACCATTGCGGCTACTGCTGGCGGTTCTGGCACGGTCACATCTGTGGCTACAGGCACTGGTTTGACTGGCGGTCCGATTACCACAAGCGGCACCATTTCGCTGGCCGACACTGCTGTAACGCCTGGCACCTATACAGCGGCCAACATTACTGTGGATGCTCAAGGCCGTATCACGGCTGCGGCCAACGGTTCGGGCGGCGGTGGCGGTACAGTGACTTCGGTGGCTTTGTCTATGCCCACAGGTTTTTCTGTGTCCGGCAGCCCAATCACCACATCAGGCACTCTGGCCGTCACGACCACATTGAGCGGCGTGCTCAAAGGCACCGGTTCGGGCATCACTGCTGCCACATCTGGCACCGATTACGCGCCAGCCACCAGCGGGTCCAGCATTTTGTACGGCAACGGTGCGGGTGGTTTTAGCAACGTCACTATCGGCTCGGGCTTGTCGTTTTCTACTGGCACCCTGAGTGCTACTGGCGGTACGGGCACAGTCACTTCTGTAGACGTGTCTGGCGGTACGACTGGTTTGACCACTTCAGGTGGCCCAATCACTTCATCTGGCACCATTACGCTGGCGGGCACACTGGGCGTGGCCAACGGCGGCACGGGCGCTACGACTTTGACCGGTCTGGTTAAGGGCAACGGTACAAGCGCTTTTACCGCGGCTACGGCGGGCACGGACTACATCGTGCCTGGCGGCGTTCTTGGTACACCTTCTAGCGGTACGCTGACCAACGTGACGGGTTTGCCCATCAGCACCGGTGTGTCCGGTCTGGGTACGGGTGTGGCAACAGCATTGGCTGTCAACGTCGGCTCGGCTGGTGCTCCAGTCGTCAACGGCGGAGCCCTTGGCACACCTTCCAGCGGTACGTTGACCAACGCGACTGGCCTGCCCATCAGCACCGGCGTGTCCGGTCTAGGCACTGGCATCGCTACGTTCCTGACCACACCCAGCTCGGCCAACTTGCTGGCTGCAATGACCGATGAGACTGGTTCGGGCTTGGCGGTGTTCAACAGCGCCCCTGCATTGACCAACCCCACGGTCACCAACTACGTTGAGACTGCGTACAGTGCCAACAGCTCGACAGCCATCACGCTGGCTTTGACCAACGGCACGGTGCAAATCATCACGCTGACTGGTAACGCCACGATCACGATGCCGTCTGCTGTGGCAGGCAAATCGTTCATCATGTACCTGAAGCAAGACGCCACTGGCTCGCGCACAGTGACTTGGTCTACGGTTGTCTGGCCAGGTGGCACAGCACCTACGATCACGGCTACCGCCAGCAAGATGGACATCTACTCGTTCTTTAGCGATGGAACAAACTGGTATGGCGTCACTGTTGGCCAAAACTACTGAGGTGATTGATGTTTGCTGCCTCTAAAACCAAAGGCGTTTCTGCCGTTGCCGCCAATTACATCGAGGATGTGTTCAGCACGTACCTCTACACAGGCAACGGCTCTACCCAGACGATCACCAACGGGATTGATCTGGCGGGTAAGGGTGGGTTGGTGTGGATTAAAGACAGAATCTACAATTCAAACCATTTTTTGTTTGACACCGTGCAAGGTGCTACAAAATATCTAAGTTCAAACGCAACAAACGCTTCTACAACTGATGCCACATCATTGACAGCGTTTAATGCTAATGGTTTTGCAATCGGAAGTAACGCAGACATTAACTTTAACGCAAGCAAGCTTGCCTCATGGACATTCCGTAAGCAGCCAAAGTTCTTTGATGTGGTGACGTATACGGGCACTGGTGCAGCACGCACTATTGCTCACAACCTTGGGTCTGCTCCACGATTCATGCTCGTCAAGCGTACAGACACTACAGGCAACTGGTGTGCGTATCACTCCGACTTGGGGGCTACGCAAATTATGTTTCTTAACACTACTGCCGCAGCGGCTACAAACACCACGTATTGGAACTCAACAAACCCAAACACAACAGTTTTCAGTGTTGGCACAAACGCAGCAGTGAATGCGTCTGGCGGGTCTTATGTGGCTTACTTGTTCGCCTCCGACGCAGGAGGCTTTGGCCTGACGGGTACGGACAATGTGATTTCGTGTGGGTCGTTTACGTCAAATGCCAGTGATATTGCAACAGTTGATTTGGGTTTTGAGCCACAGCTTGTAATCATGAAGGCCGCAAGCACCACGGGTCAATGGTGGATGGCGGACAATATGCGCGGTTTTACTACAAGCGGGGAACAATATTTACTTGCCAACTCAAGCGGAGCAGAAGCTGCGGGGACTAATATCAGAATAACAAACACAGGGTTTATCGAAAACAGCACTACTGGCTCGGCAACAACCTACATCTACATCGCCATCCGCCGTGGCCCGATGAAAGTGCCTACGGATGCGACTAAGGTGTTTACACCGCAAATTTACACCGGTAACGGAACATCAAACCGGGCGCTGACCGGGTTTGGTTTTAGCCCTGACCTTGTGATTCAGCAGGTTCGTTCCAACCTTGTGTACAACAGCGCTGTTGCTGATCGTCTACGAGGCGTGAACAACACGGGGTCAACAATTGCTACGCCCATGCTTCGGACGAACACAACTGAAGCAGAAGGTTACTCGGGTGCAACACAATCTGACATTCAGTTGCTAAACATGGACGGCATCACCGTTGGACCAAACTCATTTAGTTGGTCCAATGGCAGCGGGTACAACAACGCGCTTTGGAACTTCCGCCGCGCCCCCAGCTTCTTTGATGAGGTTTGCTATACGGGGACGGGAAGTGCTACGACTGTGACGCATAACTTGGGTGTTGCACCCGAGATGATGATTGTCAAGTCGAGGTCGAGCGGTTTATACAACTGGCTTGTGTACCACGTTGCTATGGGCAACGACAAGTACGCGATCCTTAACACAACCGCCGCACAAGCCACTTCAACAGGAACTTGGAACAACACCACTCCAACAGCTTCTGTGTTTTCTCTAGGAAACAGTGCAGCAAACGCATCTGGCGCAACTTACGTTTGGTACGGATTTGCCACCTGCCCCGGCGTGAGCAAGGTCGGTAGCTACACAGGCAACGGAAGCACACAGACGATCAACTGCGGCTTTACTGGCGGCGCTCGGTTTGTGCTTATTAAGCGTACCGACAGTACAGGTGATTGGTACGTCTACGACACAGCCCGTGGCATGACAACGCTGACAGACCCGTATCTGTTGCTCAACAGCACTGCGGCTGAATCTGCAACGCTTGGCTCCGTCACTACGGTCACAACAGGCTTTGCTGTGAATGCCGCCGTCTTGGCTGCAATCAATACAAACGGCGCAAGCTACATTTTCTTGGCAATAGCCTGATAGGAGCAAAAATGGAAATCCGAATCAAAGCAACAGGCGCAGTGGTGCAGGAGCAAGAGTTCCGCGCCATGTTCCCCAACACAGGCTTCCCTGTTCCGCTGACGCCCGAGATCATCCACGACTTTGGCGGCGACGTTGTGCTGGAAGGCCCCCAAGCCCAGCCCACACGCTACCAAGTGGCCTACCGCGATGGCATCGAAGAAATCAACGGCCAATGGTTCACCAAGTACAGCGTGGCCGACATGGATCAAGAAGCTAAGGACGCTCTCGACGCTCAGCAGGCTGCGTCGGTTCGCGCCGAGCGAGACCGCCGTTTGGCCGCTTTGGACTGGACCCAAGGCAAAGACATTCCCGACAGCGTTAGCGGCCCCGCTGCTTTGGTGCGTCAGGGTTTACGCGATGTTCCGGCTCAAGCAGGTTTTCCATGGGAAATCACTTGGCCTGACGCTGCATAAGTGCTATATTCCAAAAAACCTTACTGGCCAGGTTGACCAGGGAATCTCAGGATTCAAACAATGACTGAAGAAGTCCAAGCCCTAGCGGAAGTAGACTCCGCGCCAGCGCAGGAAGTGACGGCCACTCCTGAAGTTGCAGAAAATGCGCCGGAAGTCGCTGAAAATCAACCCAACGAAGCTGCGGAAAAAACTTATACGCAAGCTGAAATTGACGCGATGATCGGCAAGCGCCTCGCAAGAGAACAGCGCAAATGGGAAAGGGAACAGGCTGCAAAGCAAGCGGAAGCGCAAACTTTGCGCGCGCCAGTGGCAGAAGTTGATGGGGAAGACCCAGTCTTGCAAAAGGCTGCGGAACTTGTCGCTCAACGTGAAGCCGCAAAGCAGCAAGCCCAGATCAGGGAGGCTTACGCCGAAAGTGAAGAAGCCGCACGGGACAAATACGATGACTTTGACCAAGTCGCCCGTAACCCGAACGTGCCGATCACCGAAGTGATGGCTGAAGCGATCTATGCCTCAGATGTCGGTCCTGAAGTAGCTTACTACCTCGGCTCCAACATCAAAGAAGCAGCTCGAATTTCCAAGTTGTCGCCCTTTTTGCAGGCAAAAGAGATTGGCAAGCTCGAGGCCAAATTGGCTTTAGAACCGCCGGTCAAAAAGACAACGTCGGCTCCCCCGCCGATTTCACCTGTAACGGCCCGCTCCACTGGAGCACCAGCACTGGACACTACGGACCCACGTTCTATCAAGAACATGACGACCTCGCAGTGGATTGAAGCTGAACGGGCACGCCAGATGAAACAGTGGGAAGCCAAACGTAACCGCTAATTTTTGAAAGGACTCACATGTCTAACAGCATTCTTACCATTGACATGATCACCCGGAAATCGCTCGAGATCCTCGAGAACAACCTGGTGCTCACCCGCAACGTGAACCGTCAGTACGACGACAGCTTCGCTGTTGAAGGCGCCAAGATTGGTTCCACACTGCGTATCCGCCTGCCCGACCGCGCTCTGGTGACTGACGGCGCCGCCCTGCAAGTTCAGGACGACAACGAACAGTACACCACTCTGACTGTGGCCAGCCAAAAGCACATCGGCGTCAACTTCACATCTGCTGAATTGACCATGCAATTGGATGACTTCGCTGAGCGTGTTCTGAAGCCTCGTATCAGCCAGCTGGCATCGTCCATCGACGCCGACGTGGCCAACGCATACAAGTCTGTCGGTAACTCCGTCGGCACTCCTGGCACCACCCCCAGCACTTCGTTGGTTCTGCTGCAAGCCCAGCAAAAACTGAACGAAAACGCTGCCGTGATGTCACCCCGCTACGCCACTGTCAACCCTGCCGCTAACGCTGGCCTGGTTGAAGGCATGAAGGGTCTGTTCAACCCCACCGACACCATTAGCCGCCAGTTCAAGAACGGCATGATGGGCACTGGCGTGCTGGGTTTTGACGAGATCAACATGTCTCAGTCGATCAAGCAGTTCACTACCGGCACCCGTACAGCCACCGGCGGTACAACTTCTGCCGCTGTGACCAGCGAAGGCGCTACCACCATCGCCATCACCGGCGCTGGTAACGCTGGCGTTGTGAACATCGGCGACGTGTTCACTGTGGCTGACTGCTACGCTGTGAACCCACAGACCCGTGAGTCCACTGGCTCCCTGTTCCAGTTCGTGGCTACTGCGGCCACCGTGCTGGACAGCTCCGGCGCCGGTAACATCACCGTGGCTCCGATCTACTCGGCTGGCAACGCTCTGGCTACCGTGAACGTTCTGCCTCTGTCGGGTAAAGCTGTCGTGTTCGTGGGCGCTGCTGCTACCCAGTACGCTCAGAACTTGGTGTACCACAAGGACGCCATCACCTTTGCAACTGCTGACTTGCTGTTGCCTCAAGGTGTTGACATGGCCGCCCGCGCTGTGCACAACGGTATCAGCCTGCGTGTTGTTCGTCAGTACGACATCAACAACGACCGTATGCCTTGCCGTATCGACGTTCTGTACGGCTACAGCACGATCCGTCCTCAAATGGCTGTCCGCCTCTGGGGCTAAATTGAATGCCCCTTCGGGGGCTTCTATTTCTTAATTTTGAAAGGAAATTATCATGGCACTCCCTAACGGCGCAGGCGGCTACCAAGTTGGCGACGGCAACCTGAACGAACTGACGATGGGCTACGCAGCCACTCCTCAGACTGCTACTTCGACAGCTACACTGACTGCTGCTCAAGTGACTGGCGGCATTCTGGTGGCTAACCCCAGCACGTCTGCTGCTACCTACACTTTGCCTACCGCTTCTGCTATCGACGCAGTTGTGACCAGCGCAAAAGCAGGCAGCACTTTCACGCTGAACGTGGTCAACACCGGCACTTCGTCCGGCACTGTGACTCTGGCTACTGCCACTGGCATCACTGACGGCGGCAACGCTTTCGTGGCCGTGGCTGTCACTTCTAGCGCTCAGTTTACTTTCCGTAAAACTGCTGACGGCGCTTGGACTGTGTACAAAACAGCCTAAACCTGAAGGCCCCTTCGGGGGCCTTTTTTAAGGAGCAATCATGGCAAACAATCAACCTGTCGGCGTTGCATACGCTGACCCCCAGTTGACCAGCGCTACTTTCACGCCTGTCGCCGTCGCGTCGTTGCCCACAGCATCGGCAGCTTTGGCTGGTATGCGTATGGCGGTCAACAACTCCAACGCTACCTATACCGCTGGTATCGGCGCGGCAGTTGCTGGCGGCGGCTCCTACACGGTGCCCGTCTTCTGCAACGGCTCTGCTTGGGTCATCGGCTAAACCTAAAGGCCCCTTCGGGGGCCTTCTTAAATCATGGTCATTTATCTCACACACCCCATTCACGGCGCCAAGGTCGCAACGCTTGACATCGAGGCCGCAGAAGATGAAAAAAATGGCTGGACACGCTACAATCCAGACGAAGCGGCTCCAGTCAACGCGCTTGAGAAACGCCCTCGCCGCACCAAGCCGGTAGAGGAAACTGAAGGACTTTAATCATGACCACGTACACCGCAGGCGAACAAATCAACCGGGCATTGCGTTTGCTAGGTGTACTGGCAGAAGGCGAAACGCCCTCGGCGGACATGTCCAATGACGCCCTGATGGCGCTCAACCAGATGATTGACAGTTGGAACACGGAGCGCCTGTCCGTGTTTGTGACGCAAGATCAAGTTTTCACTTGGCCCGCAGGCTTTATCAGCCGCACGCTGGGTCCGTCCGGCGATTTTGTGGGCCTGCGCCCCATCCTGATGGACGACGCCACGTACTACAAAGCGCCCAACGGCGTGTCGTACGGCATCAAGTTCATCAACCAGCAGCAGTACGACGGCATCGCTGTCAAGAACGTCACGTCCACGTACCCGCAAGTGTGCTGGGTCAACATGGGCTATCCTGACATCACCCTGACGGTGTACCCCAAGCCTACGCAGGATTTGGAATGGCACATGATCTCGGTGCAAGAGTTGGACCGTCCTGCGGATTTGACTACCGTGATGTACTACCCACCAGGCTACCTGCGTGCGTTCACGTACAACTTGGCCATGGAAATCGCGCCTGAGTTTGGTGTCGAGCCCAGCCCGCAAGTGCAGCGCATCGCCATGACGAGCAAGCGCGATCTCAAGCGCATCAACAACCCGGATGACGTGATGGCCGTGCCGTACGCCTTGGTGGCCAACCGCCAGCGTTTCAACATCTACGCCGGTAACTACTGATGAAGACGCCGATCCTTGGCGGCACATACGTTGCCCGGTCAGTCAATGCGGCAGACAGCCGCATGGTCAACCTGTTTCCGGAAGTCATTCCCGAGGGTGGCAAAGAACCCGCGTATCTGAACCGCGCACCAGGCTTGCGCTTGCTGGCCACGCTGGGTGATGGACCTATCCGGGGCCAGTGGCAGATGGGCGCCAACGGCTACGCTGTCTCGGGCAACCTGTTCTACAAGATCAACAGTGACTGGGAAGTCACCCAGATCGGCTCTGTGACCGGGTCGGGGCCTGTCAGTATGGCTGACAATGGCACGCAAATCTTCATCGCTTGCGGTGGCCCCAGCTACATTTACAACTCGAGCTCCGACACGCTGCAACAGATCACTGACCCGGATTTCCCCGGCGCTGTGACAGTGGGCTATTTGGATGGCTATTTTGTCTTCAATCCGCCTGACTCCCAGCAAGTCTGGGTGACATCGCTGCTGGACGGCACGTCGATTGATCCGCTGGATTTTGCCAGCGCCGAAGGCTCGCCAGACGGTTTGGTGTCGATCATCATCGACCACCGCGAAGCATGGTTGTTTGGCACGAACTCGGTCGAAGTCTGGTACGACGCTGGCACGCCGGATTTTCCACTCCAGCGCATTCAGGGTGCGTTCAACGAGATTGGTTGCGCTGCGCCGTTCTCTGTGGCCAAGATGGACAATGGCATCTTTTGGCTGGGCGCTGACGCCCGTGGCCGGGGTATTGTCTACCGGGCCAACGGCTACACAGGCCAGCGCATTTCGACCCACGCTGTCGAGTGGCACATTCAGGAATACGGTGATCTGTCTGGCGCCACAGGCTACACATACCAGCAGGACGGCCATTCGTTCTATGTGTTGAACTTCCCCAGCGCCAACACGACTTGGGTGTACGACGTCGCCACGCAAGAGTGGTGCGAACGTGCTGGGTTTGAAAATGGCGTGTTTACGCGGCATCGCGGCAACAATCAGATGGCGTTCAACAACGAAATCGTGATTGGCGACTACCAGAACGGCAACATCTACGCTTTTGATCTGGACGTTTACGCCGATAACGGCCAAGTTCAACGTTGGCTGCGGTCATGGCGAGCGCTGCCCCCAGGGCAAAACAACCTCAAGCGCTCGGCGCATCACACGCTGCAACTGGACGCTGAGGCAGGTCACTGGATGGCGCCTGTGTCTGTCGAAGACAACTTGGTGACTGAGGATGACTTTTTGCTGTTGACCGAGAGCGGTGAGTTTTTGATCACGGGCACGCAAACGTCGTCCAACCCTGAGCCCAAGTTCATGCTGCGCTGGTCTGATGACGGCGGCCACACTTGGTCGAATGAGCATTGGGCAAATGGCGGCGCGGTGGGTCAATACGGCCGACGCATCATGTGGCGCCGCTTGGGCATGACGCTCAAGCTGCGCGACCGGGTTTATGAAGTTTCTGGCTCTGACCCGATCAAGATTGCCATCATGGGCGCCGAGTTGTTTGTGACACCAACCAATGCTTAACGTCACCAACATCACCCCACCCCGAGTGCCGCTTGTTGACGAGCGCACGGGGTTGATTTCGCGTGAATGGTACCGGTTTTTGCTCAACTTGTTCACGCTGACGGGCAGCGGTGCCAGCTCGGCCACGCTGGAAGACTTGCAGCTGGTTCCGCCTGCCGTTGACTATTCGGCGGACATCACCAAAATCCGTGCGGACTTGGAGATCGGCACTGCACCGTTTCCCAACTTTGGGACGCTGGCGTACCAGAACGCCGAAAACGTCACGGTTGGCAGACTCAATACGTTTGACTCCACCACCGGAGCCAGCAGCGGCCATATTTACGAAAACTCTGGTTTTTTAGTGCTGGACGGCGCTGATGGTGTGGTGCAGTCATATAACAACGAAGGTCGTACAGTCACTCAAGACACAGGTTTTCGCCCCTTTGACGATGACTTGTATGATCTAGGCACCGCCACTCAAGCATGGAAAAGCCTGTACACCACAGACATTTGGTTCAGGGGTTCCGCTGCCAAGAACCTGTATTCCAACAGCAATTTCTCAATCATTGACGGCACCAACGGCTCCATCATGGCGTACAACGGCACGGCCATTGCGGTGGCGCAAGCCACTGCGTTTCGCCCCTACGCCAGTTACTCGTACACGCTGGGTACGTCTGGCCAGCGCTGGGCAACTGTGTACGCTGACGAAGTCACGTTGCAAGCCGGAGGCACAACGCGGTTTTACGAGAACTCCAATTATGCGGTTGTCGATGGGCTTAACGGCGTAACGCTAGCGTACAACGGTACGGCGATTGCAATCGCGCAATCAAACGCGTTTCGGCCTAACGCCAGCAGCACATACAGCTTGGGCACCTCCACACAGCGCTGGACGTCTATCTACGCCAACGAGCTGGTGGCGGGCGCGTCTGGTGCGGCGCAATACCAAGAAAATTCCGGGTTTGCGCTGATCAACGGCACCAACGGCGTGGTCGGCGCGGCGGGGGGCACCGGCATCACCGTCACGCAAGCGACAGGGTTTCGGCCATTTGCCGACAACACGTACACGCTTGGCACGTCTGGCCAGCGCTGGTCTGAGGTCTACGCCGCCGTCGGTACGATCAACACCTCGGACGGTTCGCAAAAGCAACAGGTTCGTGACCTGACTGAAGCCGAGCACCGCGTGGCCAAGGCCATCAAAGGCTTAATTCGAGCTTACAAATTTAACGATGCCGTGGAATCTAAGGGCGACGACGCCCGGATTCACATCGGCGTGATTGCCCAAGATGTCCAAGCCGCGTTTGCGGCAGAGGGCCTGGACGCCGCAAAATATGGTTTGTTTTGCAGCGACACATGGACTACACTAGACGGCAAAACCGAGACCCGTCTGGGCGTGCGATATGGCGAACTTTTGGCCTTCGTGATCGCAGCACTTTAAGGACCACTATGACGACCACTCTGTCCCCCGCACCAAAGCTACAGTTTTTCGGCGCCGATGGCACGCCACTGGTTGGCGGCAAACTGTATTCTTACGCAGCGGGCACTTCAACGCCTCTGGCCACGTACACCGATTCGACTGGCGCAACCGCCAACTCCAACCCCGTGATTTTGGATTCGCGCGGCGAGGCAGGCGTCTGGCTGGCATCGGCGTCGTACAAGCTGGTGCTCAAAACCAGCAACGACACGCTGATTTGGACCGTGGACAACATCAACGCTATTTCCACGCTGGACACTTTGGCGGCTTCGGGCGGGTCTAACCTGATCGGTTTTATCCAGGCAGGCACGGGCGCAACCGCCACCACAGTGCAAGCTCGTTTGCGTCAGACGCTGTCAGTCAAAGACTTCGGCGCAACCGGTGACGGTTCGACTGACGACACTACGGCAATTCAAAACGCGCTAAACGCGGGCTCTGGCCGCAGCGTTTACTTCCCCGCAGGCACTTACCGCGTGTCGGCTACGCTGGTCATGAAGACCAAGACCACGTTGCTGGGCGACGGCATCAACAAGTCGATTTTGAAGCTGACGTCCGGCGCCAGCGCGTCTTCGCCGCTGCTGCGCAACGATGTGCAAACCGGCACAGTAGATGTCTATTACGACACCGACTTGGAGTTCTACGGCCTGACTTTTGACGGCAACAACAACTCCACGCGCACTGTGGAATTGCTGTCCATCAGCAAAGTGCAAAACGTGACGTTTACCGGCTGCGCTGTGCAGAACAACACGTTTATTGGCTTGGCCGTGGCCGCCAGCAAAAACGTGGTTGTCAGCCAGAGCTATTTTACGAACAACGGTCGTCCCCGCCCTTCGACTACCAGCGGCCCTGCTTTTTGGACTGCTACGTCTGTGCAAGGCACGCCGTACGACGTGCGCGTGGAGAACAACTACTTCTACAACAACAATTGGTCTGCGGCGTATTTCATGCCGACTCGCGGTTCGTTCTCGAACAACAACTGCGTGGGCAACGGCGAATCGACCATTTTCTGCAATGACACAGGTTCGTACTTGCGCATCGAAGGCAACGCCATCACGGGCGCTACGCGGTCAAACATTTCCGCGTCCGGCGTGGAGTGCGGCGCTCCGTACACTGTGATCACCGGCAACACGATTGATTCGTGCGGCGCAGATGGTATTGCGCTGTCGGATGTGCAGAACGTCACGATCAGCGACAACCAGATTTTTAACAACGGGCAAGAGCCTGGCTATTTCCCGTACGCCAACGGCATCACGATCATCGGTACAACGTCTAGCCCTGCGCAGCCTGACCACATTCAGATTCACGGCAATCGTATTGGCGACCGTCAAGGCACCAAGACACAATACGCCGCGATTGGTTTTGGTGGTTCGGGCTCGGCATGTACCAACGTCGCAATCTACAACAACGATTTCACCGAGCAGAAGACCGCAACGTATTACAACCTGACTTCTGCACGGTTTGGTACGGGCTGCTACACGGTCAACAACTACGATAAGGACGGCGCTTTGCTGCCCCCCTTTCGTTACGCAACTTTCACCCTCAACGGCAGCGCAGGTGCTCAGTCAATCACGGGTATCGGATTTCGACCACGCGCCCTTAGAATTACCGCCGTTTTGGCTTCGACTACTCAAGCGTTTACGAGCGTGGGTAGCCATGGTACGACAGGATCTGTGATCTATTCGGCTGTGGACGGTTCTGGCCGCCGTGCTGGTCAAACGACCGGCATCATCAACCTCAAAGACAGCAGCGGCGCAACCCTAGCGGCAGCGAATCTGACCTCATATGACGTCGATGGGTTCACACTTGACGTGTTGACTGGCAACACATCGTGCGTGTGCAACGTCGAGTGCTACCCATAAGGAACTGACATGACAGTAACCGTAGCAGTTCTGGTCCCCGCCAAAACCGCGGAAAACGTGCAGACGACGCAGTACACGTCGTCCAACGTCACGACCATCATTGACAAATTCACGGCCACCAACTACAGCGGCACAGCCGCCACGATCAGCGTGAACTTGGTGACGTCCGGCGACACGGCGGGCAACTCCAACTTGATCACCAAAACCAAGTCACTGGCGCCGTCTGAGGTCTACACCTTCCCTGAACTGGTCGGTCAAGTGCTGTCCTCGGGCGGGTTTATCTCGACGCTGGCCGGAACTTCTGCCGCCATCAACATCCGCGTCTCTGGGCGCCAGATCACATGATCGAACACCACTTTGGCGCAGGCGTTTACGCCAAAGAGACGCGCATCCCCGCTGGGCATGTTTTGGTCCAGCATCGGCATAAGTTTGATCATTTGTCAATCTTGGCCAGCGGCTCAATTGAGTTAATGGTTGACGGTGAGCGGTCTGTTGTCCACGCGCCAGCTTGTTTGACTATTGAAGCAAACAAGCATCACGGCGTAAAATCGCTCACAGACGTTGTTTGGTATTGCATTCACGCAACCGAATGCACAGACGAAGACGAAATTGATGAAGTATTGATCGCGCCCGGCGACGCTGCGCAGGCGCACGAAATGGCCAAGTGCCTACAGGAGAGTTAATATGCCATGGATGATTGCTGGGGCTGTACTTGGTGGCTCGCTACTTGGCGCTAAAGCGTCTAAAAGCGCTGCTAATACGCAGGCGGCTGCGGCTGACCGCGCTGCCGAACTGCAAAACGAGCAGTTCAATAAACAAGTCGAGCTGCAAGAACCATGGCGTCAGGCGGGCATCAATGCGTTGGCCAAGCTTCAGTCTGGCAACGTCATGGGCACCATGGATCCGTCGTATCAATTCCGCTTGGGCGAGGGCCTCAAAGCCTTGGATCGCCAAGCGGCGGCCCGCGGCGGCTTGATCAGCGGCGGCGCTCTCAAAGCAGCGCAGCGCTACGGCCAAGATTTTGCGTCACAAGAGTTTGGCAACGCCTACAACCGCCTCGCCAGTTTGGCCGGTATTGGCCAGACAGCCACCAATCAGCTTGGCCAAGCTGGGCAAGCCAACGCAGCCAACGTTGGCAACTTGATGACAAGCGGCGCGGCGGCTCGAGCATCCGGCTATGTGGGCGGCGCAAACGCGCTGACCAGTGGTTTGGGCCAATACCTGAATTATTCTCAGAATCAATCGCTGCTTAACCGCATGGGGCCCCAGTCGTCTGGCGGCTACAACTATTTGTACAGTGATCCGACTGCCGTCGGTCCTTTCCCGCCCATCGGAGGCTAAACAATGCCACTTGATCCAAACATTGCCCTTCAGGTTCGCCCGGTTGAATTGCCCAATCAGTTGGCGCAGTACGGCCAACTTGCGCAGATTCAACAGGCCCAAAACCAGAACGCGCTGGCCCAGTTTCAGATGAAAGAAGCCGAGGCAGCGGCTCAAGAGCGCAACGCTTTGCGCCAGCTCAATCCTACTGCACCTGATTACGAGGCGCAGTTGTTCCGCGTTAACCCACAGCTTGGCATCGCCTACCGCAAAGAGCAGGCGGCTGCGGAAGCCAGCAAGGCTCAAACAAAAGCAAGCGCGGCTGCAACGGCTAAAAGCGAGTTTGAGTTGCAGCAGAAAAAGTTGGAGCACGGTTTTCAACAGCTCGGCGCCGCCGCAACTCCGCAAGCCGCGGTGAACGCAATTCTTGACGGCGTGAAACAAGGCTATTTTGACCAGGCCACCGCAGACGCAGAGATTGCCAACATCCCCAAAGATTTGGCGGCCTACCGTCAATACCGGGCGGACAAAATTTTAAGCCTCTTGGACGCTAAAGATCAGCTCACACACCAGCGCGAAACAGAGCGTATTGGGCTTGAAAAACAACGCGTTAATCTGGAAGGCCAGCGGGTTGGTTTGGAAGGCCAGCGGGTGGGCTTGGAAAACAAGCGCGTCGGTCTGGAAGAGCGCCGTGTGGGGCTGGCTGAAAAGACGCAGGGCACTGAAGGTTTGTCACCCAAAGAGATCCAGAAGCGTGAAGCTGCGCTACCTCAAGCAACCGCAGCGATGAAGGGCTTTGAGGCTAAATCCGACAGCTTTGTGAAGGATTTGATTGCCCTGCGTGACCACCCAGGCCTGTCTCAGATCACTGGCTTTGTGGCTGGCCGCGCGCCTGCATTGACCGCGCAAGGCCGCGCCGCGCAAGCGTTGTACGACAAAGTTGTGGCCAAAGGCGGCTTCCAAGCGCTGCAAGAACTGCGCGATGCGTCCAAGACCGGCGGCGCGTTGGGCAACGTGTCCAACCAAGAAGGCAAGCAGCTTACTGCTTCGTTCTCGGCCATTGACCGCCGCCAAGACGCCGCTGATGTCAAGGCAGCACTTGACCGCGCCATTGGCGACGTCGAAGGCGCCAAGACACGTATGCGCGAAGCGTATGATTCGACATACAGCTACAAATCCGGCGCGGCTGCCGCGCCAGCGGGTGGCAACGTAATCGACTTTGGGAGTCTCAAATAATGGACGTCCGCCTGCCAGATGGCACAATCATCAAGGGCGTACCCGATGGCATGAGCAAGGCCGATTTGACGGCCAAGCTGGCAGCCAACGGGTACGATGTCAGTCGGCTAGCCGCTGCGCCCGCGCCATCGGCAAACGAAGTACCTGGCCCACGCGCCGAGCCCACCACGACGCAAAAGATTTATCAAGCCGCACGGCCTTTTGTCGCACCGTTGGTTGAGACTGGCGGCGCTATCTTGGGTGGCTTGGCTGGCGGTACAGCGGGCACTTTTGGCGCTGGACCGGTCGGCACTGCGATGGGCGGTGTTGCGGGTGCTGGCCTTGGCTACGGCATGGGTAAGGAGCTCATGGAGTTGGCCGACGTTAATTTGGGCGGTAAAGCACCGCGCAAAGGCGCGGCGCAGATTGCCGAGCCTATCCAGAACGTGATTGAAGGCGCAACCTATGAAGCCGGTGGCCGCGCCTTGGGCCCGGCGCTGGGGTACGTAGGCGGCAAGATCGCTGACCTGCGCCAGATTCCTGTACAAAAAGCAGCCAATATTGCTCGCAACGCGTTGGGCCCGGATTTGCCTGAAGTGCTCAATGCTTTGAAAGCCAGCAAAGGTCAAGCTGTTACGCCTGGCCAAGCGACTGCTGACATCAACAGCCCCACTTGGCAGGCGCTGGTTGGCCGCGCTGTCGAACGCGATCCACGTTTCTTGGAAGCGCTCAAAGCATCACAGGGTGAAGTGTCGCTGAACGCGCTGGCCAAACTGGCCGGGGGCACGACCGCAACTGAAGTGCGAACCACCGGCGAAGCCGCCAAGAACGCACTTAACGCAGTGACAGGGCCTGTACGCGAGACAGCACTCAAACGCGCCAATTTGGGCCAGTATGTGGCCGATGAAGCCGCCGCCCGCCAAGCACATGACTTGGCTACGCTGACAGGTTCCGGCACCAAGATCGACCCGCAACAGTTTGTTGCTCAGGCTCAAGGCGCAGAAAAGGCGCTGCGGTCTGTTGGCATCAAGCCGTTGAATGGCGAGTCGCTTGTGCGTAGCATTTCTGCAACAGCCGAAAACCCAGCGTTTGCAGGTAACGATTTGATCAGCGGCGCGGTTAAAAACGTGGCCGATGACATCGCCAAATGGACTGGCCAAGGCGGCGTAATTGACGCCAACGCTTTGGAAGCTATCCGCAAGAACTCCGTCAACGCTGCAATCGCCCAGCTTCGTCCTGGTGCGGATGCGACTGCGCAACGCAATCTGGCCGCTGGCGTGCTGTCCAAGATTAAGCCCGCGATTGACGACGCGATTGAAGCCGCAGGCGGCGCTGGCTGGCGCGACTATCTCAAGATGCACGCCCAAGGTATGCAAAAGATCGCCGAAAAGAATTTGACCGGCGAAGCATTGAACTTGTGGAAGACCAACAAAGACGCGTTTGTCAAGTTGGTGCAAGGTGAGTCGCCTGAAGCGGTCGAAAAAATCTTGGGCCCCGGCAACTACAACATCGCCAAAGAAGTCAGCGAAAACACGATGTCTGTCTTGGAAGACCAAGCGCTTAAGGCCATTCGTGACGCCAAGGTTAAAGGCCAAGTTACAGCAGGCCAAGACGCGTTGCGCGAACTCATGGCGCAAAACATTTCCAAGTGGCGCTTGCCTTCGTACCTAAGCGTGGTTGCATCGTCAGCCAACAAAGGTCTGGAATATTTGGAAAACAAGATCGGCAAGAGCACGCTTGCGCAACTGACCGCTGCGTTGAAAACGCCAGAAGGCGCTGTAAACTTGCTGGAAACGCTGCCCGCAACAGAACGCAATCGCGTGCTGAACTTGCTGTCTAACCCTCAACAATGGAAGCCGGGCGCTGGCGTTGCAGTCAAAAACGTGCTCGCCCCAGACGAACCTCAAAACGCATTGGTGAAATAATGGATACCCAGTCGCTTTTCAACATCGCAGTCAGTATCGCGGGTTTCTTCGGCGGCTGGACTCTCAATAACATCTACCGCGCCATCGAGCGCTTGGACGCTGACGTGCGTACGCTGCCGCACACCTACGTCGCCAAAGAAGACTACCGAAGCGACATCGCCGAAGTCAAAAACATCCTGCACCAAATCTTCGACAAACTCGACGGAAAGGCCGACAAATGAAAGACTACATCCTTGCTCGCGCCAAAGAGGCGTCCACATGGCGCGGCGTCATTCTGCTGCTGACCGCCGCAGGCGTGCCTATCGCCCCTGCGCTGGCCGATACCATCGTGTCCGTGGGCCTGGCCTTGGCCGGTATGATTGGTGTTATTGCTGCCGATAAATGACACCTCACTTCTCACTTGAAGAGCTGACGCACACCGACCACCGTCAGTTCGACAACACACCCAACGAGGCCGAGCTGGCCAACCTGCGCCGCCTGGCGGATTTTCTGGAGCAGATCAAGGCGCTGCTGGGCGGCAAGCCCATCATGATCAACAGCGCGTTCCGCTCCAAGCAGGTCAATGACGCCGTGGGCAGCAAAGACACCAGCCAGCACCGCTTAGGTTGCGCTGCTGACATCCGCGTGCCGGGCATGACGCCCGACCAGGTGGTCAGGAAGATCATGATCTCAGCGCTGCCCTACGATCAGCTCATCCGTGAGTTTGACCGCTGGACGCACATCAGCATACCCAACACGATTGACACGCCTGCCCGCAGGCAGGCGCTGATCATCGACAAGTCAGGTACACGCCCGTACGCATAAAATGATCCACAGCAGCCAGAGCGGCCCGAGGATGTAGCGTAAATACAACATCATCGCTGCGCCGCCAGCTTCTGGTACTTTGTTGCGGCCATGCGCCAGCGAGCAGCGGCGTCTTTGTTGTACTTGACGACGCGCTCCTGTTCCCGCAGCTTGCGTTTGAGATCCGCAATCTCCAGTTTCATGGCTTTCTGGATCATGGCGTGGCTTGTGCCCTTGCTGTGGTCCATTTTGGTGAGGTGCTCTTGCCATCTCATGCCGCCCCCGCCATCATTTGCAACAGATGCCCAGCCCGCTTGCGCGCGCGGTACTCTGCGCTGATTAGTGAACGCTTCTTCAACGGGCGTGCTACGTCCTTGCCGGGGCCGAACATGAAGATGCGAGTGGACGAGCGCCCCTCGCCTTCCCACATGCAGATGTGGATGATGCCTTGCTTGTGCATCGCTCGCGTCCAGTCGTACACAGTTAGGACATG